TCTTAGTGAGACTCAAAATTCTCAAGCTAAAGAAGCGTGGACAGCGTTAAGGGTTTATGTTGGTAATTATTTTAGTTATCCTAACTATTACCCCGAACTAAGATATTTAGAATATACAGACTCTGGATCTACAATAACTGATTTTTTTGTTGATTTAGATATAGAATTTAATGTTGATAATGTTAAGAACTTTGCGAAGTTAATAAAAATTTATGCAACTCAAAAAGGTAAAAAGTTATTGGCTGGTCAAACATATAATAAAAATACTTTTATATCTGACCTTGAAACATTTTTATTAGATAGAAACAAAATATTAGATAATAGTGTAGTTGAGGTTTTTTCTTATTTGAATTCTAATTTACCAACAGTAGTTGCTACAAACAAAAATACAAAATCAACTTTAGACGGAAACATAACAAAGTTAAGTTTATATAATACTTTTCAAGCATTCAACGATAAATGGATAGCGGGAAGTGATTTAACAACGAGAACAATTTTTGAAGACTTTTTATTTCACGATACTGCAAATCATGATATTGGTGATGAACTACAAGTGGATATTTTAAAAGTTAAAAATATTTTAAATAATACTGATCCGGCAACAGATATACTTTTAGTGATTGGTGAAATTTTAAAAGCGGCGGGAGACCTATTATTTTTCTCAATGCCCGCTTACATAAATTTTTATGGAGTTAATAGTCCGACAAAAAAACCAAATCCACAAAATTTAGATTTACCAAATTCATTATTTGGTACGTGGACTAATGTGAATTATTTAGATTCTAGACCTAAATTTATTTGTGTTTATGTTGGTAAAGAAGCCGAAAGACCTGATATGAAAAACAATGAGTTTGTTCTTTATGCTGACGACAGTTTTGATTTAAGAAACCCAACAACTAACCCAATAAGAATTGAAACAGATAAACAAAACATATCGTTATCAAATAAAGTTGTTGCGTTTAATGTTGATTTTGGGATAAGAAATCAAAACATGTTCACAAGTATTAATGTTAGTATGAATGATAAAAAACCAACAAACGCAACATTTTTGGTTAATGACCAGTTAGCTAATGGTGTAAATGGAGATAAGATTGCACAACAAACAACATCACTCTATAGTCTTTATAAATCAATGAGCTATGCCTGTACCGTAGAATCTTTAGGTAATGTTATGATTCAACCACTCATGTATTTCAATTTGAGACACGTACCTTTATTTTATGGTCCTTACTATATTTTTAAAGTTAAACATGTGATTACAGACGATAAGTTTACCACAACATTTGATGGCTCAAGAATGCCAAAATATGCATTACCTCAGGCCGATAGCTTAGCGACTTTTATTCAGGCTAATTATTTAGATAATTTTAAAGCGGATATTTTGAAAAAAGGTAGTGATTCAGTTGTTGATCAAAACGCACCAACAATTTTAGATCCAGAAAACGCCGCAAAACAAGAAAGTAATGTATTACCTTCAGATCAACAATGTAAACTTGCGGTAAACGCAAAATATAACACGTTACCTTATGTTAATATTTTAAGAGAGGAAAAAACACAAACCGATATAGTCTCACTTATAAATACAAATTTACCATCAAATAAAACATTAAAAAGATTTGTATTTTCTTTATTAATAACGAGAGATATAAATTTATTTAACGGGGAAAAATTTCAGATTTTAAACAATAACCCATTTGGAATTAGTGCAACAAATGAATGGCCAACAAACCCCTCATTTAAAAATTTAGTTTGTTTTGATAATGGGTATAATTCAACACCATTATTTTCATTTGATTCTATAGTTGAGTCATTAAATATTATAAAAAATTACTACAACCCTTTTATTCCTATGTTTAACGAGTTAAATACTTTAAATAGAGGGATTACTGAAACTGAACTTGAGGCTGAAAGAAAAACAATAGCGCAAATTATATTTACTACATGGGATACTCTTTTGGCTTTTGGACCACCACCAAAAACTGCAAATGAAATAATTCAAATAACTAAAACAAATTTAGATCAAGAAAGATTCCCAATCGCGGCATACGATCAATATTTATTAGTGGCTCAAGGTGCACAATTATTATTTCCTTAATTTTTTACTACATCGATATATTTATATATAAATTATAATACTATGAGCGTTAAAAAACTATTAGATGATTATCTTAAAAAAGATACTAAGATAACAGAAAAACAAATTGATGGAGGACACAAACAAGTTTGTGATTTAGATACTGGTGAGTGTTATACTATTAGAATGAAAGATGGTTTAATTGAAAGATTTGATAACACTATGAAAACTAATAAAACATTGAGAGTTGAAACACCACAAGGAGTTAAAACATTATTAAACGGATAAAAAAAACAAAATGAGTTTGGACAAAAAAATACTTGAAGAGTTAAGACGTTTTAACGATATTACAAAATACGTTTTAAGTGAACAAGAACCTGCCGCACCACCAGTAGAAGGTGATTTGGGTGAAATACCACCGGCACCTGAAGGAGGAGATGCGGGAGCACCACCGGCACCTGAAGGAGGAACACCACCAGCACCTGATGCAGGAGCATCACCTGACGCGGGTGCAGAAACCGTTCCTGAACCTGTTGATGTTGCTAATGATCCGGACGTTGAGGAAGTTGGTGATGAAGATAAAGAAGGTGAAGAAGATACGGAAGAAATCGATATTACTGATTTAGTTACATCACAACAAGAAATGAAAGATAAACAAGATGGTTTTATGGAAGATATGTTTAAAAGATTGGATGACCTACAATCTAAATTAGAAAACATGGATTCTATTATGGATAAAATAAATTCGTTAGAAACCAAGTTTGATAGATATAGAGAAAAAACACCTGAAGAAAAATTAGAACTTAGATCTTTGGACTCTTACCCATATAACCAAAAACTTACAGACTTTTTTGATGATAAAAAAGTAGATATGGAAAAAACAGGAAAAAATGAATATATATTAACTTCAGACGAAGTTGAAAACTTTTCACCAAACGAAATTAAAAAAACGTTTAATAGGTTTGACCAAGAAGAAGAAATGTAAAAATATAAGGGACTTACAAGGTCCCTTTTTTATTTGACATTTTATCAAATTCACTTATATTTGTTGTAGATAAAAGAGTTAAAATTTAAAAACAAAAATCTATGGCAAATTCAATCGATGCGGTACTAGCACAGTACGAAAAGAACTCAACACCAAGTAGTTCACCGAGACAAAACATCTCACAAGAAGACAGAATGAAAAGATATTTTTCAGCTATCCTTCAAAAAAATGAAAAATCTTCACAAAAAAGAATCAGAGTATTACCTACAAAAGATGGGTCATCACCATTTGTTGAAGTTTGGTATCACGAGATTCAAGTAAACGGACAGTGGGTTAAGTTGTATGACCCCGAAAAAAACGACAACGAAAGATCACCTTTAACAGAAGTTTATAACGAATTAATTTCTACAGGTAAAAAAGAAGATAAAGAATTGGCATCTCAATACCGTTCACGTTTATTTTATATTGTAAAAGTTATTGATAGAGATAACGAACAAGATGGTGTTAAGTTTTGGAGATTCAAACACAACTACAAACAAGAAGGTGTGTTAGATAAAATTCTTCCTATTTGGAAAGCAAAAGGTGATGTGACCGATTCAGAAAAAGGTAGAGACTTAATTATTGAATTAATTAAAGCAAAAACACCACAAGGTAAAGAATATACGGTTGTTCAAACAATTATGTATGATGATCCCGCACCATTACATACTGACAAAGAAATTATGGAAGGATGGTTACAAGACGAATTAACTTGGAAGGACGTTTATTCTAAAAAACCTGTTGAATATTTAGAAGCGGTCGCTGTAGGAGAAACACCAATTTGGAACTCTGAACTTAAAAAATATGTATATGGTGAAGAGGCTGAGATTTCATTAGGTGGAGGGACTCAAAAAGAAGAAACACCTATTGTTGATCCACAAGCAAATGATGAGCCATCTGAAGAATTACCTTTTTAAAAAATTAATATATGAATAAAATAGCACAAAAAATGTATGAAGCCCTGACCTTGAAATATAGGTCAGAAATGGCTGAATCTGAGGCAACACTTTTAGTTTATCTAAACAATTCCGTTGGTATTGGAGAACACCCACAACATTTAGAAGAAATGGATAAGTTTGTTGAAAAGATGACAAACGCAAAAGACAAACTTGAAATGTTGGAAACTGTTTATAAATACAATGTTAAAATAGATGATAAGTTTGAAATCACTGAAGAAATGTTAAAAATTTTAAACGAACAAAAAGAACAAGAAAATGGCAATTAAAAAGAATGACTTTAGTTCATTAAAGAAAAAGTTTTCTACGTCCGCAAAATATAAACCACAAAGGTTCTTTGATTTAGGTGAACCGTTCTTAGATGCTGTTGGTTTACCGGGACCTGCAATGGGACACATTAATATGTTTTTAGGTCATAGTGATACAGGTAAAACAACTGCCTTAGTTAAAACGGCAGTTGACGCACAAAAGAAAGGAGTCCTTCCTGTGTTCATTATTACTGAACAAAAATGGTCCTTTGAACATGCAAAACTTATGGGGTTTGAATGTGATGAAGTTGTTGATACCGAAACAGGAGAATTAGAATGGGATGGTTTTTATATCTTTAATAATAATTTTGATTACATTGAACAAATTACAGATTACATTAATGATTTGTTAGATGCACAAGAAAAAGGAGATTTAGACTATTCACTATGTATCATGTGGGATTCTGTTGGATCAGTTCCTTGTAAGATGACTTATGAAGGTAAAGGTGGTAAACAACACAATGCAAGTGTATTAGCCGACAAGATTGGAATGGGAATCAACCAACGTATTTCAGGATCTCGTAAAGCGGATTCTAAATATGAAAACACTTTGATTATTGTTAATCAACCTTGGGTGGAATTACCTGACAATCCATTTGGGCAACCAAAAATTAAAGCGAAAGGTGGTGAAGCAATTTGGTTAAACTCATCTTTGGTGTTTTTATTTGGAAATCAAAAAGGTGCGGGAACCACAAAGATTACGGCAACTAAAGACAAACGTACAGTAAAGTTTGCTTCAAGAACAAAAGTGTCCGTAATGAAAAACCACATTAATGGTCTTGGTTTTGAAGATGGTAAAATTATTGTAACACCACATGGATTTTTACCGGGCAAAGAAGCGTCTGAAGAAAAAGCATCCATTGAACAATACAAAAAAGATTATGCTGAGTATTGGAAAGAAATCATCGGTGTTGATGGTGACTTTGATTTAAAGGCAGAAAAAGAAGAAGTTGAGTAAGAACCCTGTTAGTTTACAGAAATGACAAAAACCCTATTAGTAGACGGGAATAATTTATTAAAAATTGGATTTCACGGAGTTAAAGATTACTTTAATGGCACGGAACACGTAGGAGGTATTTGGCATTTCCTTAACACATTACGTAGGTTCATAGAAAATGAAAACTTCAACAAAGTTATTGTGTTTTGGGACGGAGAAACTAGTACATCCCAAAGAAGGTTAATCTACCCAAAATACAAACTTAACCGAAAAGGTGTTACAGAAGATTTTAAAGAACAATCATTTAACAAACAAAAACAAAGAGTAAAAGAATACTTGGAAGAAATGTTTGTTAGACAAGTTGAATTTGAAAACTCTGAAGCCGATGACCTCATCGCATATTATTGCAAAATTTCAAAAGACGAAGATAAAACAATTTTCAGTGGAGATAGAGACCTCACACAACTTATCTCTGAAGATGTTACAATCTATTCACCTAACACCAAAAAGTATTATAAGAACGGAGATAAAATCAAACTACATGAAATAGAAATCCCACACTATAACGTAAAAACATTTAAGATAATATCTGGTGACAAATCAGATAATATAGATGGAATATATTACTTAGGTGAGAAGACTATCGTTAAATTATTTCCTGAGCTACTTGATAAAGAGGTTAGTTTTTCCGATATTTTAACGAGAGGTGAAGAACTTCTAAAAGAACAAAAAGATAATACCGCACTTAAAAATTTACTGACGGGTAAAACAAAAGAAGGTATATTTGGTGACGAGTTTTTTGAAATCAATAAAAAGATTGTAGATTTATCGGAACCATTAATTAGTGAAGAAGGAAAAGAATTAGTTGAATCTTATTACTCTGAGTCATTGGATCCTGACGGAAGAGGTTATAAGAATTTAATTCGGATGATGATGTATGACGGATTATTTAAATACCTACCAAAAGGGGATGAACAGTGGGTATATTTTTTAAAACCATTTTTAAAGTTAACAAGAAAAGAAAAAACAAAGTTTAAAACAAAAAAGTAAAATTATGAAAGAGCAGAATGATGTAACAAAGGTTGAGTTTCTAATTACACTTAACAATAATTTTGTGGTACAAAGATTCTTTAACGTAAAGGGATATGAAGAAAGGGCTGAAAAATCAGTTGATTTGTATGAATACGTTAAGTATCTATCTGAGTCATTACAAACAAAATTGAGAAACAAGTGTATGGTATATATGTTAGACAATAGATACCAAATTGAAGAAGACCCAAGCGTTTTAGAAACATCAAACACAGATGGGCCTGAGATATTTAACATAATATTAAAGGTCGGAAATAAGACAATTTGTCATAGAGTTATTGATGCGAAATTATACCCACCAAAGGTGAGATACACACTGGACATACGCCCAGACATAAAAAACATTTTAAGAGAATTAACTGACATTTTATCAGACAAAAATTTATCTTATCAGTACCTTAATTATTCGTTCGCTTAACTATATTTATTAAAACAAGGAACAAAAATCAATACAATATGTCAGACAAAAAGAACTTCGGATACTTAGGAAATACCTTTCAAATTCAGTTATTAAATAATATAATTACATACAAAGATTTCTCTAATTCCATAATTGAAGTTATTGATCCTCACTACTTCGATAACCAATACTTTAAAATCATTTGTCAAATGATTAAGGAGTACTATTCGAACTATGAGCATACCCCGACATTTGATACCCTTGAACAGTTGACTAAGTCAGAAATCAGTTCACCGATGGCTCAAAAGAGCGTTTTAGACACATTAGATCAGGTTAAGAACGTATCAGACGAAGGTTCAATATTTGTTCAAGAAAAGTCCCTTAAATTCTGTAAACAACAAGAACTCCAAAAAGTAATGACCAAGGCTCAATCAATCATCGATAAAGGTGATTTCGAGAGTTATGATAAGTTAGAAGAAATGGTAAGGGGAGCACTTCAAGTTGGTGAAGTAGATAAGGGAACAACTGATGTGTTCTTTAATATTGATGAGGTATTGGATGACGATTATAGACACCCAATACCTATTGGAGTACCTGGTATAGATAACCTATTAAAAGGTGGTCTAGCTAAAGGTGAAATTGGTGTAATTTTGGCACCAACCGGTGTTGGTAAATCTACGTTTACAACAAAGATTGCTAACCACGCATTTAACTTAGGGTATAATGTTCTTCAGATATTTTTTGAAGACAACCCAAAAATTATCCAAAGAAAACACTTTACACTTTGGACAGGAATACACCCTGACGATCTTTCTGAAAATAGAAAAGAAGTTATGGAAAAAGTACGAGAACTTCAATCAACAAGAAAAAATAAGTTGATTATGAAAAAATTGGCATCTGATACCGTAACTATGAATCAAATTAAAAATCAAGTAAGAAAAATGATCGCAGAAGGTATTAAAGTCGATATGATTATTTTAGATTATATTGATTGTGTAGTTCCTGACAAAATGTTAGGTGATGAATGGAAGAGTGAAGGATCGGTAATGCGAGGAT